TTGTGGCAGTAATGAAGATGCCCTAAGATTGAACCGACACCTTGGTTTTAAAGTGGTAGCCGAAATCCCAGATGCTCACATGGATGGTGATTTAGTGATTATGGCTATGAGGCAGGAAGATTGTCGATGGCTCGACATCAAATGCCCTTTAAGAACAGCAAGAGGAGAATGACATGGGTGGTGGTGGATTTTTAGGATTAGGACCTGCGCCAAGTGCGCCAGCAGCACCTAACTATACTGGGGCAGCTCAAGCAACTGCACAAGGCAATTTAGATGCGGCTCGTACAGCTACCGCAGCAAACCGAGTAAACCAAGTTACTCCTTACGGAAGCCTTAATTACGCTATTACAGGTGAAGACCCTTACGGAAATCCTACTTGGACTGCTACTACAAGCCTTTCTGATGTAGGACAGCAACTACTTGACCAACAAAACGCTGCTAGTTTGGGTCTTGGAACTACTATTAATGCTGCATTAGGTCGTACTCAAGAAACTATGGGCGCAGGTTTTAATCCTAATTTGCCTTCTACTGGATTTAACCCTGGTCAAAGCTACCAAGACGCTTATATGCAGCGTCTTTCTCCACAGATTCAACAAAGTCAAGAGCGTTTACAAGCGCAATTAGCTAATCAAGGCGTAGCACCTGGCACTCAAGCGTATGAAAACGCTATGCGCCAACAAGCTATGAAAGAAAACGACCTACTTTTAGGCGCTACTACACAAGGTTTTGGTGTTGGTTCACAAGCTAATCAACAAGCATTTGCCCAAGAGCTGACAAAGTACAACTTGCCACTTAATACATTAAGTGCATTGCGTACTGGCGCTCAAGTTCAAAACCCATCATTTGTAAACTCTGCTAATCAAGCTACTACAAGCGGTGCTGATATTTTGGGTGCTACTCAAATGGGCTATAACGCTCAAATGGGTGACTTTAATGCTAAACAAGCTGCCCAACAAGGATTAAATCAAGGATTAATGGGCTTAGGTGGTGCAGGAATTATGGCTTTTTCAGACATTCGCACTAAAGAAAACATTAAAAATGTTGGTTATTTGCCTAATGGTTTGCCTGTTTATGAATTTGACTACAAATCTGAATACAAAGATATTGCAGGTCATGGTCGCTTTATTGGTGTTATGGCACAGGATGTTGAAATGGTACAACCAGAAGCTGTTACTACAAACGCAGATGGCATCAAAATGGTTAACTACGGAGTGTTAAATGGATAACAATTATTTCACCCAAGTTGCTCCATATTTTCAACAACAAGACCAAGGTTTAAACCCTGTTTTTCAAAATATTGCACAGCAACAACAAAATCAAAACGCTGCTTTAATGCAACAAAACCAGCTAAATGCACAAGCAGGTCAAACTGCTCGTAGCGGTGGCATGAACCCTATGGCTATGGCTATGGCGTTAAGAGGTAAGAAACCTGAAGGCACATCTAACTTAGGCGCAAGAGCTGATATGGCTATAAATTCACAAGCCTCTCCTTATTTGCAAGACCAAGTATCACAATTAGGTAGTAGCACATGGAATCCATTAAGTGATTACAACATGGGTACTAATGGCTGGGGCAATTACGGAGAATAATTATGGCTGAAATTAACCCAATGCAAGCTGGCACTATGTCTCCTGAAGACTATGCTCAGCAACAACAATTAAACCGCCAACAACAAATGGCGCAGTTGCTTTTGCAACAAGGAACACAGCAGCCACAAGGTCAAATGGTTAGTGGTCGTTATGTCCCTACATCGTTTTTTCAAAACTTAGTGCCATTAGCTAATATTGCTGCATCTAAATATATTGGTGAAAAAGCTGATACAGAGCAAACTAAATTAGCACAAAGATTACGCACTCAAGAAATTGCCGATATTAATAAATACAATCAGCTTCTTAAAGGTACTGAAGCTGTACCAGCTCAACCTGCAAAAACTACTGAATTGGCAGGACCTTATACAAGTGATATTCCTAAGCCTACTGCTTATCAAGCTGCTCAAGCCGCTAGAGCTGCTGTACCTGGAAACGCTGACCAAGCTAATCTGTTTGCTGCAAGCTCATACAGCCCAATATTGCGTCAAATGGGATTAAAACGCATGACTGAAGGTCCTAAATGGGAAAAGGCAGAAATGCCACTACCTGATGGAAGCGTTAGAACTGGTTGGGTTAACTATGCTTCTGCAAACCCTAAAGATACATTTATTGAAGGTGGTACAAAACCAGCTTACACACCATTAGAAGCTGCCAAGTTTACTTATGAAACTGGCATGACTCCTCCTAGTGGCGCACCAAAATCGTATGTGCAAAATCCACCAGCAGTAGCAGGTACACCTGTTCAAGCCGCACCAGGGCAAGCTCCTGTAGCAGCACCTATGAGCAATAGACCTGCCGCAGCACCTATGTCTAACCAATCTACTGGAAATCAAGCCATTACCGCTACTGGTAACGCTGTACCAGTAAGTGCTATGAATCGCCCTGGTATGTCCCCAAAAATGGCACAAGAAGCTGGTAAAGATGTTTATGTTGCTGCTGAAAAGCAACGCCAAGAAGATTTAAGAGCATTGCCAGGCGCTATGGAACAAGCCAATGTAGCAATTAAAACCATTGACGAAATGATTGGTGATGCTCGTTTGAATGATAAAGGTGAAATTGTTTACCAAAAGTACGACCCAGTTAGCAAAAAGTATGTAGAAGGCAAACAACCTCATGGTGGTTTTGAAAGCTATGTAGGAGCAGGTTTTCCTGGTCTTAGGTTTATTGAAGGTACTGAGACGGCTTCTTTTGAACCTTTATACAAAGCCATTAAAGGTCAAGCGTTTTTGGATGCTTTTCAAAGACTCAAAGGTGGTGGTCAAATTACCGAGATTGAAGGTCAAAAAGCTACTGAAGCATTGCTTAAACTTGATAAAGCACAAAACGAAAAAGACTTTGTTAAGTACGCTAGAGAGTTTCAAGAAAACTTGCAACGAGGTATGGAATTGGCTAAAAACAAAGCTGGAGTTTCCAAAAACTACAGAAGCCCAGTAAACCAACCTGCATATAAGTGGAATCCTCAAACAAATAGCTGGGTGACAGAATAATGTCTATTACTGTTGATATTGTCGGAGTAGGACCTGTAGAGTTTCCTGACGGAATGTCAAAGGAAGCAATGGAATCAGCCTTAAAAAAGCTACCATCACCTACAAAAGCGCCTCCTCCAACTACTTTAGTTCCATCAAATCAGTCTAATTATGTAACTGGTGATGTACCTTCTGTGGTCGGTCAATACGCAAGACCAACAATAAATCAACCTGAACCTCAAACATCTATGATGGATAAGGTTAAAGCTGTATATGAAGTACCAGCTACTATTGCTAGTGGCATTGTTTCACAACCTGCATCTATGTTATATGGAGTGGGTAGAAGTGTTGCAGAAGGTGTAATGCAAGGTCAAGCGCCTAGCCCAGAAGCTAGAGATGAATATTACAGACAAGCTAGAAGAAAAACACAATTTGTACCTAGTTCTCCTAGTTCCATTGGTGCTTTAGAGTCTATTGGTGAGGCGTTTGAAGCTTCTAAATTGCCTCCTTACATTGGTAAAGTTGGTATTGGTGAAATACCTTCATTTACACAAGCAGCTAGAGCAATGCAGCCATTTGCAAGTGAAGCTGTTACCAATGTAATGCAGTCAACAAAGCCTATTGTCAATAAAATGTCAGAAGCTTTAAGAACTACAGATTTTGCTCCTAAAGGTATTGTTGCTTCTGCTCCTAGTGCTGAAACACTAGCTTCTAATGCAACTAAGTTATATGCTCAAACTAAAGCATCTGGCACAGCATTAAATCCTGATTTATTTGGCGCTCAGATGGGTCAAATTGGTGCTGATTTAAGAGAACTTGGCTATCATCCTAAGTTGCATCCTGACATCAAAGTTGCATTACAAGAGCTTACAAACACTAAAAAACCTAAAGATATGTTGGAATTGCAGTCTTTAAGGGAGTTTATTGCCAACGGACAAGGTAGCAAGAATCCTAAAGAAAGGATGCTTGCAACTGTTCTCAAAGATAAGTTTGATGATGTTGTTATTAATTCTGGTCCAGATAGTATTGTTTCTGGTTCTCCAGAAGGTGCTAAAACTTGGCAACAAGCTAGAGATACCTACAGCAGATTGCGTAAATCTGAAGTATTTACCGATATGATGGACAGGGCAGAATTAGATAAAGCAGGCATGGGTTACGAAAAGTCTTTAACTAATCAACTACGAGCCTTTGCTAAAGACCCTAAAAAGATGCGTATGTTTACTGCTGAAGAACAAGCAGCTATTACACAAGCTGCAAAGGGCGGTAGTGTTCAAAACATATTAAGTCAGTTTGGCAGATTTGCTCCTACTAGCGCAGTTTCATCTATTCCTTCTATATTGGCTACGGCTGCAAGCGCACCTTTAGGTCTTGCTGCTACTGCTGGGGCTATAGGCTCAAGAATTGCATCTACTAAAATGAAACAAAATGAATTAAATAAACTTGCTGCTGTAATGAGAGCTGGCGCAAAATCTCCTAAGAAATCTAAAGGAACAGAAAAATGAGTAGAAATGGTAGCGGAGTCTATACACTCCCAGTAACAAACCCTGTAGTACCAGGCTCAACTATCTCTACAGTATGGGCTAATGGCACTATGACCGACATAGCAGCAGCCCTTACAGGCTCATTAGCTGCTGATGGTCAAACGCCAATGACAGGCAATTTAAACGCTAATAGCCAAAAAATTGTTAGTTTGGCTGCTGGTACAGTAGCTGGTAACGCTGTTGAATACGCTCAATTTGTTGATGCAACTCAGACTGCTGTAGCCATTACTGGTGGAACTATTAATGGCACTACTATTGGTGCTACAACTCCTTCTAGTGGCAAATTTACTACTTTAAGTGCTTCTACTGCTTTAGTTATACCTGCTGGAACTACTGCACAACGACCTTCAACCCCTGTAAATGGCGATATTCGCTATAACACTACTACAGGTCAGTATGAAGGGTTTTTAACAGTAGCTGCTTTAACCACTATTTCTACACTTACTAATGTAACTACAACTGCTACAGCTACTACTGTAGCTAATCATAATCTGCAAACTGGTAATTATTTAACTATTTCAGGATGCACACCTTCTGCTTATAACGGCTCTTTTAGCATTACAGTAACAGGCGATACTACATTTACTTACACCATGCTAAGTAACCCTGGTGGTTCAGCATCAACTGTAGGTACATACACTACTGGTATTTGGAGTCAAATTGGTGGTGGGGCTACTGGAACAGGCAATAACCAAGTATTTGTTTTAAACGACCAAACTGTTACTGCTAGTTATACTATTCCTACAGGTAAAAATGCTAGTTCCGCAGGTCCTATTACGATTGATACTGGTGTTACAGTAACAGTTCCTACTGACAGCACTTGGGTAATAGTCTAAAATTACTGAAAACTAAGGATAAATTATGGCTGGTCAATTAACGATTGATACATTAAGAGCAGGAAGCGGTGTCTTAGCCACTCAAAATGGCATGACTGGTATTGCTAAAGCATGGGTAAACTTTAATGGTTCTACTACAACTGCAACCATTGTGCAAAGTTTTAATATATCCAGCGTAACTTATGTCGGCTCTGGTTTATGGAATGTGAACTTTACAACTGCTATGCCAAACGCTACTTTTGCTATCGCTGGTTCTGCAAATCAATTTAATAATTCATTTACAGGTGGACAACGAATAGTAAACGCTTATTGTGGTTCTTCATCACAGGCTTGTTTGCAAATTACATACCAAAATGGTGGTGTTTCAACAGATTCACAAATTATTTGCATTGCAATTTTCTCGGCTTAAGGATAAATCATGGCTGGCACACTAACAATATCAACGCTATCAGACGGCACTAATAGCACTTCTTCTACTAACTGTATTCAAGGTTCTGCAAAGGCTTGGGTAAACTTTAATGGTAGTGGCGGTGCAATTAGGGCTTCATATAATGTTTCAAGCATTACAGTAAACGGAACTGGCAATTACACAATAAACTTTACTAATGCTTTGACAGACGCTAATTATTGTTCTGTTGCATCTTCATCTTCCGACAATTCAACTGCTCCAAGTGCAATACAAATTTCTTCTAATGGAACTTTATATACACCAACTAGTTCAGCATTAAGAATAGCTTTAGGAACATATAACTATGGTGCAAACCTTAACCCTACATATACCAATGTTGCAGTATTCCGTTAATTAAAGGACAAACAAATGACACAAGCAATTATTTTTACTAACGACAATGGCGGTGTATCAGTTTGCATCCCTACTGGCGAAATCTCAATCGAAGCCGTACAAGCTAAAGATACCCCAAAAGGTTCTATTATTGTTGATTCTTCAGCATTGCCTAATCAGCACAATGACTTCTTTGATGCTTGGGAATTAGTAGATGGCAAGGTAGAAGTTAGCCTAGCTAAAGCTAAAGAAATCACTAAAAAGCGTTTGCGTAGCGAAAGAGAACCACTCTTAGCCGCACAAGATGTAGCATTTCAACGAGCATTAGAAGCTGGTTCAGATACATCCGCTATCGTTGCTGAAAAGAATCGTTTGCGTAATGTAACTTCTTTGGCAGATGCCGAAACAACTTTAGAAGGCTTACGAGCCATTAAGGTGTAATCATGGCAGTTACTATCTATGGTAATGGACAAGTTCCAATACAAGCGTTGTCTATGAATACGGCAACGGAAACATCTACAAGTTCATCTTCATTTGTTTCTACTCCAATCACTTTGTCTATTACACCTAAAAGTGCAAGCAACAAAGTATTAATTTTAGTAAATACATCTAGTCAAATGAATAATGGAACTCAACCACAAGTTACAGTTTATAGGGGTGGTACAAACATTGCTACAGGCACAATTCCAGCTTTTTATTATGGATTTAATGGGAATGGTTCAGCAATTTGGACATCTATAAGCGTTTCTTTTTTAGATTCGCCAGCCACAACTTCTGCGACAACTTATACAGTTTACATAAAATCAGCGGCTGGCACTATAACAATTGGAAACGCATCATTAGCAAGCACAATGACACTTCTAGAAATATCAGGGGCTTAATATGGCAAATTTACATGATGCAATTTATGCTTTAAATCCATCTATCGTAACCATTCGTGGTGATGTAGCTTATGACGCTAATGAACAAGAAGTAGCCTACGATAAATCTGTCGCAGAAGCTAAATTAGAAGAACTTAAATTAGCTGAACTTACAGCATGGCAAGATAAAGACATGGCTAAACAATCAGCATTAGCTAAACTAGCCGCATTAGGTCTTACACAAGACGAAGTAAAAGCACTTGTAGGCTAATATGGATGACGGCAAGATTGACCTTGTTCGCTATGGCGTACTTTGGCAAAAAGTAGAAAACTACGAGCAAAAGTTTGATGCTATGGAACGCAAGATTGACATGATGGAATCTGACCTTAAAAAGTTAGTTCTTATGGCAGAGCGTAGCAAGGGCAGTCTTTGGGCGTTGATGGGTGTTGCTGGCGTATTTGGTAGTGCAATCAGCTTTTTAGCAGACTTTTTATTTATCAAAAAATGAAATGCTATAAATCAAAGACTATGTGGTTCTCAGTAGCCCTTGTAGTCTTTGGTGCTTTACTAGAATATTTGCCATTTCTTCAGTCAATCATTGACCCTAAATATTACGGCTTAATTTTTGCCGCAGTAGGCGTTACGACTGCCATTCTCAGATACATCACAAAAGAGCCTATAAGATGATTTATCTACTTTACCTAGTCTTAGTACCAATTAGTCTTATTTTGACCTTGGTAGCCGTTTTAATCGCTCCTATACTGCCTTTATTTGCTAAACCTATATATGGATGGTGCGATAACCATTCCTATGAAGCTATTGAGCCTAGATTACCTACCTGGTTAAATTGGTTTATGACTCCTGATAACTCTTTATATGGCGATGCAACATTTCAGTCTATTAATGGCAAAAGTTATTGGTCAGAAGTTAAATGGCTATGGCGTAATCCTGCTTATTCTTTTGCTATTCGTTATCTTACAGAACCCTATGAAACAAGCGTAAAAGGCGATAAAACCATAAAGGACAATGACAATGCAAAAAAAGGCTGGTGCTTCGTTAAAGCTAACAGATTATTTCAATTTACTCTTGTTGCCCCTATTGGTTTTAGCCGTTGTATTTATATCAATTTGGGTTGGAATGTGCGTAGTTTGGTCGATGATAATGTCCAACCAAAGCCTAATCCGTATCAAGCAACATTCGTCTTTTCGCCAAGAATAAGCGGATATAGATAATGTTTGGTCTTAATCTTTATGTCATTCTTGCTATTGTTGGAGCAATCTTATTTTGTGGTGGATTTGTCAATGGATGCTCCTATCAGCAAAGTAAAGCAGAAAAGACTGTTAGGGACAAGGAACACCAATACCAAGCCGATGCCGATAATATAAGGAAAGACAAAGATGCTCAACTCAAAGATATTAATAATCAGCTTGTCGATGCTATTAGTCAGTTGCGTAGCCGTTCCAGTAGTGCCACAAAAACCATCAATGGACAAGATTGCAACGGAGCAACCCTTTCTGCCCCAGATGCAGATTTTCTTATCAGGGAAGCTGCCAGAGCAGACGAAATAAGAATTGGTTTACAAGCCTGTTATCAACAATACGATTCAATAAAATGAAACACTCTGAAAAAATGACAATGGTAGCCACAATTTCTTTGGCTGCAATTCTTATGGCTATGGTTTTAGTTATGCTTATTGGTTTATTCCATGACAAAGTAAACAACGATAAAGTCTTTGAAATGCTTTCACCAGCGTTTCAGACCATTGTAGGTGGATTTATAGGTTTAATTACAGGTATCAAAATAGGTCAAAACGATGAATAGTAACTTTGAAAAATGTCTAGAAATGCTATTAGTTCATGAAGGTGGCTTTGTTAACCATCCTGATGACCCAGGTGGCATGACCAATTTAGGTGTTACTAAGAAAGTTTGGGAAGAATGGGTAGGGCATGATGTATCTGAAAAAGAAATGCGTAACCTAACTCCTGCTATGGTTGGTCCACTTTATAAAAGGAAATACTGGGATGCTTGCCATGCTGATGACCTTATATCTGGGCTTGACTATTGCGTTTTTGATGTCGCTGTTAACTCAGGTGTTGGGCGAGCCATTAAGTTGTTGCAGTCAAGTGTTGGGGCTACTCCTGATGGTGGTTACGGCAGTATTACTGCTGCATTAGTTAAAAAAGCAGAAGAAGAACCTGAGCGCATTATTGAACTGTTTTGCGCTAGACGCTTAGAGTTTTTGCAATCCCTTAAAGCCTTCCCTACTTTTGGTAAGGGTTGGTCTAGAAGGGTTGCAGAAGTTAAAGACAAAGCATTAGAGATGGTTAGGGCGTAGATTTAGTAGCTGCTACCTGTAGATAAGAAGGCAGAAAAAGTCTCTACTTGCTACATCCTCTAATGTCTGCCTAACCGCCCTATTTAGACAATCCTGATGCTAAACGATTTGCCTTAAAAAGGTAATCGTTACGCACAGTTGAAGGCGGTACGAATCCGTATGCCTTCCATGTCTTTAATACATCACTACCAGATGAATACTTAAAAGTGCTTTTTGGCGCTATTGCTAGTTTGTCATTTTCCATAGTTTGCTCCACATTAATAGTCAATGAACCATCCTTTTCTTGGTAAATACCATAAAAAGGGATTGGATGCTCTAATTCAGATAATGTAAAAATTGCCATGTTTTCTCCTAAACTGTTGATTTTTCAATGAATCGGTTATTTGCCTGGGTAGTTCTCCAGATTTCAACTCTCAACTGCGCTGCGGTCATCTTCCACTTCAAGGACTCTTCCATCTCTACAGCAGCCTTTAAACCATCTAAAAGCTCTCTGTATTCGCTTCTAGCATAGGCATCTCGTTCTTGCCCTGCCATCGTATCAACTCCAGCCATAAGCGCTTCTTGCATTAATAGCGCCTTTTTAGACTTACGGAATTCTTCTAGATAGACCCTTTCTGCTTTAGCTTTAGCAAAAAGATTAGCATTTTTAAGTAAAAAGTCTACTGCTGCATTTGGGTTAATTTCTTCCATTTAATTCTCCAAGTATTTGTGAATTGGTGTATCTGCTTCTTCAATGTATTGCTGGCTCTTGTAGTCAAACCATAGCTTTAACTTGCCTTCCCATTCGCCATTACGCTGTTTTTCACAGACTAAAACGCCATCTGGTACTTCTCTATCAAAATGATGTGGATTCTCAGCTACCTGTTGGGCTTTTTCCTTGTTTTTCCAAACAATAAACACATTGTCAGCTTGGTCGGTAATAGAACCTGAACCCTTCAAATCAAACTTTCCACCAATGCTTCTTTCATCATTTGCTTTTCTCATGTGATGAACTAGGTGTATATGCACTCCAGAATCCCTTGCAATGGCGCATAAAGCGTTTACAAAGTCCTTTTGACCATTCATATCATCCTCACCCTTAACGCACTTCATAAGGCTATCTATGACGATTTGGTGGATTCCTAGCTCAGTAGTTGCATAACGACATACAGCAAGCATCTGTTCTACATCAATCATCCCATGATGGTCGTATAGGTAAAGATGGTCTTTTTTCCATTGTGAAAACGCTTGAGTTGCAGTAGGAGCAGGCTTCTTTTGCCCTGTAGCCTGACGAACCATCCTAGCCAAAGTAATTTCTGGGCGCATCTCAAAGCTGGCAATAAGGCACTTTTGACCCTGTTCTACCAATCCTAGAACTACTTGACCTAACAGCAAAGACTTACCATGTCCGTTTACTCCAGCCCAAAGACTGACTTCAGAAGGTCTAATTGATATGTTTTTAGCCTTCTCCCAAGGCAATTGACAACCTTTAGCGTATAAGTTTCCAGCAAAGTAATCATCTAATGACTCGTTGTAGTCACCTTTTTCCCTAATCTTGCGCTTTACATCAGTATCTTTTGAGTATTTAACCCAATCAATATCATCACTTTCTATGAACATTAATTTCTCCATCGTTATCAAGACCGATGATTGTATTTACATCGGCATTTACTAGCGCTACCCACCACTTTACAAACTGCTCAATATTTTTAGCTGGCATAAGTTGAATATTCAAACCCTTAGCCCATGTCAAATCCGTTAGTTTTGGGTTGTCTTTATCGGCAATCCATACGCTAGGGATAATTCCACAAGCAACATCTTGTTCTGCATTAAAGGGTTTACCAAACTGAACAAACACAGTTTTAGGCTTTCTACCCTCCATCCGCATTGCTATAACCTGGTTATGTCCAATCATTCCCATGCCTGTTTTGTTTTAACTTCATCCTTTAACCACTCAGCTTTTATGCCAACCCAGTTACGCTCACAACAAATCTGCATAGCTTTTTCAAGGCTTATGCTGGCTTTAGCAGCTTCTCTTTGCAAACCTTTTAAAGCTGTATCAGTCCACTTAGCTTTCTTAGTTTTACGAACTTCCAAGTAATCTTTAAAAATAGATTCAGAAACACCTTCAGGTGTATTTATATTGGTTAGTGGTTTATGGTTCTTGGTTAGGGTTATTTCTGGAATCCCAACAGAAACCGATTGGGTTTTCTTAGGTCTTCCACCCAATTTCCCTATACGCTGGTTTACTTCAGCCTTATGGTGATACTTCAAAATCTCATCATCACAGCGTAAATGATGCCAACC